AATGTGATCTCGCCCTCGCCACTCCTCGATTCGATGAATCGTCGGTTCGCCTCGTTGCGGATATACATCGCTTGGATTGAAGTGGCCCCCACCACCGTCTTCCAGCCGCGCAGGTAATGCGGGCAGTCAACGTCCTCGCACCGCGCCACATACTTATGCGTCGCGATGGGCGCGAGAATCCGGTGGTGAGTGACCTGAAGCTGGCTCACGAGCTGAGATCCTCGTCGTCCACAGCTGTGCCACGCACGTAGGCGACGATGAAGTCGCAGTTTGAAAATGAGCCAGTGGTAGCGACCCGAAGGTATCTGCGGACGGCTCCGGTGGCCTGCTTGCGCTCGCCGACCGGCTCAGATCCAGCGGCGACGGCGGTGAAGCTCAGAATCGTCGCGAACGAGGAGTCATTTGCAGAGTCTTGAATGACGATCGTCGGTGTGCCGCTATCCGTGTCTACGATCTGGACGTTCGCCCTGATGCCCTGTGTTGTGGCCGAGGCGTCATCCCGGCTGGTGCCGTTCGCAGCGGACGAATGGGTGATCTTCCCGGCAGTCAGCAGGTTCATCCATTCGAGTGGATAGCCGTTCGTAGACTCGCCCCGGACAGTAGCTGCCAGACTGCCGTCCGTACCACGCGTGAAATCGTAGTTAATCTGCTTGGCATCAAGCGACGCCGCAACCGATCCGATAGCCCCGCCGAGCGCCCAGAGCATCACTACGTCGGTAGTCACCCGGCCCTTCAGGGCAGCATGCTCCTGCGCCGTGGCGTCATTGAACCATGAGCCGAAGTCGATCACCCCGCTTGACTGGCCGTTCAGCCTGTCCATCGCGGATTTGTTGAGGATCGGCACTTCGAGAAGGTTCCTCGGGGATGACGCCTCGTTGATGTTCGATACGTCGCCGCCGAGCTGGTAGCCCTCGACAAAGAAATCCTGCGCGAGCCCTGCTGACTTAGCCATCCTTCACAACCTCCAGAAATCCGTCCTCAATGTCCGGCTTGGGGTCCATCCAGTCGGGCGGCGTGAACGTATCGCCCTCGAAGTAGTCGACCGTCTCCGGCTCGCCCTGCTGCTTCACCACCGAGTAACAGGCGATGTCCGCTGGGATGCCGCGCGGGTTCAGGACCCGGTGGGTGCCGCCCGTTTTGCGTCGTCTTGCCATGTCAATCCTTTACAGACTCACCGTTGCCGAGTCGTCGACGATCAGCGGGATCGTGAGGTCGATCACGTAATACATCGTCCCGTCGATGTCGATATGGCCCCACGTGGCGCTCAGGGGCGTGCCGTGCATACCGGCGACGTCGATCGTCCTGATCTCTGATCCCAGATCGGCGTCGCCGAGCAGGTCCGAGTAAATCTTCTGAACCGCCTGAGCGCTGGTGATCTCCATGTCCTCCGGCTGATTCCCGAAACCCTGTCCGTACAGCCGCGCCGTTATGACATGGACCTCGATCGTCCCGCCGTTCAGCGTCAGCCCGGCCACCGTCATAGACGATATCCAGATGGCGGCGGTGAACTGGTCTGCCGGCAGGTCCGGGGCCGACTTGTATTCGCCGATCTGCGCGTTGGTGACGTAGCCCGACGAGCCCAGATAAGTGCTGATTAGACGCAGACTGCGCTCGGTATCGAATGGCATTAGCCACCACCAAGATCCCTCTCCATCAGGTTGATTATTGGCCGGATAATCTTGGCTTTGTTTTTATTGATCCACTGGTGCGTTCGACGGAAGGAGCGGTAACCCTTAAAGCGGGTCGTCTTGTTCCGGCTGCTCGTGCCTTCCAGCCACGGCCCGTAGACGACACCGCCATCGCTGATGCGCCCGAACAGGCCGATCTGGAATCCGTGAACGTTGCGCCGGTAGTGGCCCGTCGATGCCTTGCCCCGGCCCGCCTGAGCGTGCGTCAGATAAACGCCCAGAGGAGCCGACCTCGGGCGCAGCATCATGTCGAGCCGCTGTTCACCGGCTTCGATACACTGCTGGACCATCCGGAGGCCCCAACGTCGGATGTTCTGCTTGGTCCCCTGACCGTTGAAGAGCGGTCCGGTGATCGTGACGTCGATCTTTACCGGCATCAGATCACCGCCTCCCGCAGGCGGGAGTAGCGCATGATCGTTTCGTTCCGGAGGCTCGCCAGCCCGCGGCTCTGAAGTTCTGCCGTGTTGTCGCCGATCCCGATAGAGCGGCCCCACCCGGCCATCTCCTGCTTGATCGCAGAGACCGCCTCGGCCACGCAGAGCTGGTTGATCGGGAACTCGGGTTCGTACTTCGAGACAGCGGTGGAGTTGGCGTGCGTGGCGGCGGTGGTGCCGTTTACGCCACGTTCGATCGTGAGGGTCCTGAAGACGTGGACGGCGGTGTTATTCGAGTGGGCGGCGACGGCTGTCCCGTCGAAGCCGCGCTGGACATCGAGGACGTTGCCGTTAATGCCGACGATCAGCATCTTCTCGGTATCGACCATGATGACTTCGGTTACCGAGTACCGGGAGCCGGAGTCCACCGTCACGTTCTCGCTGGCGTCCTTCGTAAGAGCCCCGTCGAGGAGGTCACTGTTCGGCTCCGCTGCGTTGGTACGCTCCGAGACGAATAACTGCTCGCTCTCGATCAGCAGCGTGTCGCCCACGTCGATCAGGGAGCCATCGGAACAGACCATCGAGGTCGCTGCTGAATCGGAGGCGAGGCCGGAGGTCACCGTGCCTGAGCTTCTGGTATTCGCCGAATAGCCCCACGAGCCAGCGACAGAGATAGATCGCTGGGGCGTGTCGCCACCCTCGAATGCAGCAGTCGAACTCAGGTCGATCTCGATGCGGAGATACGGCGGGTTCTGGTTCTCAGGTTCCAGAAAATAGTCAGACGAGGAGATCGTTGTAGGCGAGCTGTCCTGCGCCTTCGTCCGAAGCGCGGAGACCGAGATCAGGTCTTGATCGAGATACAACCTGACGCTGCTGCCGTTGGCCTGCGGCCAGCGATACAGCCGGGTCTCCGTCCGGGGTATGAAATATCTCCGCGTCGCCTGATCGATGCTGCGACTCGATGCCTCGATGGTCCTGTCGATCGAATCGTCGACCTGAACACCGGAAGCTCGGGCCGCCCGCTTCGTCTGCTCGCGGGTGGCGTACCAGTTAGCCACGCACTCTCCTGCTTTCTAGAGGGCTTGGGGCCGTCCTATTCGGTTCGGTTATTTCGTGTTAGGCCACCGGTAATTTCCCATCGGACAGTTCCGGATGTTGCCTCGAACGTCCAGCGGGCTGCCGTCTATCGGGCAGGCCGTAGGCGGCTCAGAAGCCTCCCGGGAGATATCCTGCCGGTTAACTTCGAGGATCGCCTTCAGTTGATCCCACGACATCAGACTTCCCTGACGAACAGGTAGACGATGCCGCCCTTAGCGTTCCCGGCATTTGAAATCACAAGGTCCAGCGTCTCGCCGTCTAGGAAGATCTCACGATCGGTGGTGCTGCCGTCACCGATCATCGGGACGGAATACTTACCCGCCGAATTCGACAGGTTCGCCCCGGTGCCGGTGAAAACGTCTTCGCCACCGGCGTCGTTCATGACAAGGTCGTATGCGTTCGACGGCTGGGTCCCGCCGCCGTCAGGCTCGTATTTGATCTGCTCGATCCAGCCGCGCCCGTAGGCCCGGGCATCGATGTCCACATCGCCAGATGCGTCGGAGAGCCAGTCAAGTGTCCACCGGCGAATCGGGCCGATCTTGGCCGATGAAACTGAGACAGATCCTGCCATGTTTTAATCTCCCGTCTCGATCGCCGAGATGATGTCCGCCTTCCGGCTGGCACCGTGCAGGTTGATCCCGTTGTCATAGGCGTAGTCGCGTAGCTCCGAGACCGTGTAACCCGCCCAGCCGCTCGCCTGAGCCGTCTCTGCGGCCTGTGGGGTAGGGCTACCGTTCTCGACCACCCGCGTCGCCTCTACGAGCGTTCCGAAATCCCCGGCCTTCTCGGCCTCAGTCGGCCAGCGGCTGAGAACGACCGAGCCGGGGGAATCGGGATCAGCCTTGATCGTCACTTTCTCTGCCACGATTACCGACCGATCTGGATGGCCCTGAGCCATGCGACGTTGCATGTATTCGCGACGGCTTCGCCGGTCAGGAATTCGAGCGATACACGCAGCGCCTCGTCGTCCGGAATATTCGCCGTGTGGACGTTGACCTGCGAGCCATCGATGAAGAAATAGACGGACGAGCCGTTGAAGTAGAGTTCGAGAAGCACGTCGGTCGCATCGGTGATGGTCCCGGCGGAGTCGTTCTGGGTCTCCGTCGAGTCCTTCTCAGTAACCGTTGAGATCGTCGCCGCGCCGTCGACGGACTCGAAGTAGACACCGTCGGTCACGCCGCCCAGAAGGGCCGTGTCAGTGACGGCGAGGCCGAAGAACAGATCGGTCTGATCGGCGTCGTTGATCTGGAGCTTTGCGCCGACGTAGAGGTCCTGATCGGACGTCAGCTCGAAGTTCTCGCCGAGAAGCTGGTACGAGCCGCCATCGTTTTCGTTTGCGGCGCAGGTAATCGTCCCCACCCGGCCCGCTGTGTTGTTCGGGCTGAACTCGGTGTTGCCGGACCCGGCCTCAACGACCGTGGATGTCCAGCCGGTTGGGTCGGTCGCGTCGGCGTTCAGATCAGGAGCCAGAAGCTCGTACTTGAAAACGTCCTGCCCAATGGCATCCACCAGACGCATCCGGTGGGTGTCGTAGAAGGCGAGAGCGCCCCTGATTCGTCTGCTGTGTACGGAAGCCATTCGCTCCTCCTTGTGGAGCGCCCGTATGGGCGAGGCTAACTACTGCTTCTGCTCGGTCTCCCGGAGCATTTTGTCGATCTGCGGCCTGAAGGCCCGACGCGTCGGAGCGGAGGAGGGCTGACGTCGCCGGGCCTTACGTGGCCGCCTTGAAGGAGGCACTGGTTTAGGTATTCGGGTCGGCATAAACGATGGAGGCAGAGGCTGCGCCCTGCTGCTCCTTCTTCCGGTAGGCTGCGCCGTAGCGAATCAGGACGCCGACCACGTCGTCGGTGCCGGAGTTGCCGTCCTCGCCAACTACGCCTCGTATGAAGTCGAAGCCGCTGTCGACATCAAGGTCTTCTGCCCGGATTTCGATAACGCCCTGATCGCCGTCGGCGTCGAGCGGTGAGTCGGTGTCGTAGTTCCCGCCGGATGCGTCTGTCGTCAGTTCCTTCATGCTCGTGCCGGAGCTGTCGGTCGCCTGCTCGATCCGGAAGTGGTCGAGGTCGTCTGACCCGTTCCACGTCCCCAGCTCGCAGAAGAACACTGCCCGGCTGAAGTTCTCCATCGAGACGTATGCCGTCGCCGCCGTGGTGCCGCCAACGTCGGTCGCCGAAGGGCTGGTCACGCTAATAACTGCGTCTTCGCTCAGTCGATAGGCCATAACTCGTCTCCTGTTTATTCAGGTATCCCGTGACACGCTCACGGTGGCGGCTCTCTACGAGCGGGTTGCCAGCGCCACAAACGGGCTGACTGTGTTCGAGCCGTTCCGGGGAGTCAGGGCCGAGTCGACCCACGGACGCCCGTCGAGCCGCTCAACGAATCGCCAGACCATCTCGTCGTTGGTGAATCGGACATGCGGTGAAGCTGCCATCGTGACCTGCTGCCGGTCACCGATCAGGTAGTAGGACAGGTCGACGAGGTAGATGTCGCCAACCGTGCCGAGCGTCTCGCACTTCTCCGAGAAGATCAGCGGCCTGCCGAAGATCGAGGTTGGAGGCCCGCCGGTCATGTTCTGGATCCAGACAGCGGAGCCGCCGGTACCAACTGTCCTGCTCAGGGAGGCAAGCTGGGGGAAGGTGTCCGGGTGGGCGATCCAGATCGCACGATTCTGGGA